TTACTAGCAATCTTTCAGAACTCTAGTATCCATAATAGAGACCAAGTGGTTCAAGGTCTTATGCAAGGTTTCCAACCTAATCCTGAGCAACAGCAGATGCAACAGATGGCTGTGCAGTTAGATATGGAGCAGAAGAAAGCTGAGATACAGAAGACATTAGCAGAAGCACAAGAAGAACAAGCTAGGGCTTTGAAGCATCAAGCAGATGCAGGTAAATCACAGCCACAGAATGAATTAGATTTACAAGAGAGAATTGTAGGTCTACAGAAGAAGTTAGCTGAAATTGAAAAGATGAGAGCTGATATAGATAATAAAGATTCAGAGACATATAGAAATATACCTGAAATAGAACACCTTAAATCAGAGACAGCTTTAAATTATGCAAACGCAAGAAGAAATAGTAGACGACCAAACTAAACAGTTTTACAGAGATAGAACAGATTTAGTAGAACAGGATGGTTGGCGAGACTTAATTGAAGAATTAAGTAATCTCGAGAAAATCTACAACAATTTAGATTCGATAGAATCTGAAAGAGACCTTTGGTTCGCTAAGGGTCAGTTGTCGATTCTAAGACAAGTATTGTCTTTAGAGGATACAACTAGACGAGCGGTGGAAGAACTAGATTTATAGCTCCGCCATTTTAATAACTTCATAACCCCTAGAGGGCGGAGGAGATAGACAATTATGAGTAATATAGTAGTGGACGCTGATTCCCCAGAAGTACCATCAGCAGAAGTAGAAGGCGTAGAGATTTCTAATATAGATGAAAGTACGATAACAGATAGTACAGAAGATAATGTCACAGAAGAGAAACAAGAAGCTATAGCAGCTGAAGATTCTCTACCAGATATACCTTCTAAATTTGCCGGAAAATCTACAGAAGATATCATAGATAGTTATACTAACTTAGAAAGAGAACTTGGACGTAAAGCCCAAGAAGTTGGAGAGTTAAGAAAATTATCAGATAGTTTCCTACAGGCTGAAGTGGCAAGACAGCGCAATCCGCAAGATAACACTCCATTAGAAGCTAAAGATAATGATAATTCTGATGAGTTTTTTAATGACCCTAATAAGGCAGTTAATACTCTCATAGAGAATCACCCTAGGTTTCAGCAGTTCCAACAGTTCCAAGCTCAACAAGCGCAAGCCGGAGCAAAAGCACAGTTGGAGCAAACACATCCTGATTTTTCCGATGTCATACAAGACAAAGGTTTTCAGGACTGGGTACAAGGTAGTCCGATTCGTATGCAAATGTTTCAAGCGGCTGATGCCTATAACTTTGATGCGGCTGACGAATTATTGACCAACTGGAAAGACAGGTCTATGATTAGTAAGACTCGAGAAGTCAAACAGCAAGCAGAAGTTAATAGGAAAGAAGCACTTAAAACAGGAACTACGGAGTCGAGGACTTCTTCAGGCTCAGGCGAGAGAGGAGGTAAGACATACAGACGAGCCGACCTCATTCGTTTAAAAATGGAAAACCCTAGTCGGTATGATTCTATGCAAGATGAGATATTTGCAGCTTATGCAGACGGAAGGGTCGTTTAATAAAATGCTAAAATAACTTATAGGAGTTAATTAATATGGCAAATATGACAGTAACTACGGGTGCAGTCTTCATCCCAGAAATTTGGTCGGATGAAGTAATTGCAACGTATAAAGCTAATCTAGTCGCTGCCAATCTAGTACGCAATCTAAACCATCAAGGTAAGAAGGGAGATACAATAAATATCCCAACACCGGGAAGGAGTGCTGCTAGTGCGAAGGTGGCAGATACAGCGGTTACCTACATTACCGACACAGCTACTAATACACAAGTAGTCATCAATAAACATTTCGAGTGGTCAACTCAAATTGAAGATATCGCAGAGCTTCAAGCATTGAGTTCAATGAGAAAGTTCTATACTGATGATGCTGGGTATGCTCTAGCTAAAAATGTAGACAGCCAAATAATTACTGACTTGGATGGTGCTTCTGCACTAACAGGCGGTAATTCGGTTATCACAAGCGTAACTGATTGGGATGCTTCCATCCTAGCAGCTATAGAAGTGCTTAACGATGCGGATGTTCCAGTTGATGGACGTTCTCTAGTCGTTACTCCATCTTGTATGACAGCACTGTTGGGTGAAGAGCGTTTCACTGAACAAGCGTTCATTGGCGATGGTAAGGCAATTAAGACAGGTAAAATTGGTTCAATCTATGGAGTAGATGTATATATGTCTACACAAGTAGGTACTGGTTCTACTGAGAAGGCTTTCTTATTCCAAAGAGATGCCCACGTCTTAGCAACACAACAAGCTGTTCGTGCACAAACACAGTATAAGCAAGAATATCTTGCAGATTTATTTACTGCTGATACAGTGTATGGAACTAAGGTTATTCGTCCGGGTTCAATACAGGAACTTACATCGTAAGTTTATAACCTACTACGGAGCACTCCTCTTTTATGGGGAGTGTTTCACAACCGAGATTGCTCAATTAAGAGAATCTCATTTTAATAACTCGCTTAATAAAGGAGAGAAATAATATGAATAATTTAACAACGTTTGACCCATTTAGAAACTTGACAGTCGGTTTTGATAGTATATTCGACCAACTATCATCTTTATCTCAGTTTGAGATACCCAAGTACCCACCATATAACATAAAAAAGGTGGATGACAATAAGTATCAACTAGAGATGGCATTAGCAGGATTTTCAAAGACAGATTTAGATGTTGAGGTAAAAGACAACACTCTAACTATCACAGGAAATTCTTCTGGTGATAAAGAAGAGGAAACAAATAGTTTTGTATACAAAGGTATAGCACAGAGAGCCTTTACAAGACAATGGGCATTAATAGATTATCTGAAAGTATTTAATGCAAATTTTAAAGATGGTGTTCTTATAATTGATATGGAATTAAATACTCCAGAAGAAAAGAAGGCAAAGAAGATTGAAATAGAATAATCATCTTATATCAAACTTAGGGGACGGATAGATGAGACTTACTAGAAAACAAAGACTGTATTTAGCAGTTAAACGTATGCGCGGGAGAATGTAATTATGGCTATTGATAGAGGATATGGAATTGCTACATCATCTGTATTGGCTGACAGTTATGATTTAGATGCTCTAATTGCGGATACTGAAGCAGCTAAAACAGCGGCTCTAGCGGCTCAAGTAGCAGCAGAATTAGCAGAAACTAACGCTGAAACGGCGGAAACTAATGCTGAGACTGCTGAGACTAATGCTGAAACCGCAGAAACTAATGCTGAAACAGCAGAAACTAATGCTGAAACAGCCGAAACTGGTGCAGAAACAGCACAGGCTGCCGCAGAAACCGCTCAGACAGCAGCGGAAACTGCTCAGACTGCTGCTGAGACTGCTCAGACTGCAGCTGAAACTGCAGAAACTAATGCTGAGACGGCAGAAACTAATGCTGAAACAGCTGAGACTAACGCAGAGACAGCTGAAACTAATGCTGAAACTGCAGAGACAGGAGCGGTTACAGCTAAAACAGCAGCAGAGACAGCTCAAACTGCGGCAGAGACAGCTCAAACAGCAGCTGAAACTGCAGAGACAAATGCAGAGACTGCAGAAACTAATGCTGAGACTGCAGAAACTAACGCTGAAACTGCTCAGACAGCTGCGGAGACTGCTAAAACAGCTGCAGAGACAGCTAAAACAGCAGCAGAGACGGCTGAAACTAACGCTGAAACTGCTGAGACTAATGCAGCAGCTAGTGAGACAGCAGCTGCATCAAGTGAAACAGCAGCTGCATCAAGTGAGACAGCGGCTGCATCAAGTGCTACAGCAGCAGCAGCTAGTGCTACAGCAGCAGCAGCATCAGCTGATTCTTTTGATGATACTTATTTAGGAGCTAAGGCTTCTGACCCTGTACTAGATAACGACGGTGATGCCTTAACAGAAGGTGATATGTACTTTAATACAGGTACAGATAGAATGAAAGTTTATGATGGTTCTAGTTGGGATGATGTAGCAATAGATTCAGCAATAGTAGTAAGTAAAACTTCAGCCACAGGTTCAGCAGAACTACCATCAGGTACAACAGTACAAAGAGATGGTTCACCTTCAGCTGGTTATCTAAGATGGAATACCACAGACACTTCAGCAGAGGTTTATGATGGTTCAGATTGGGCAGCAGTAGGTGGTGGTAATTCTACTGATA